TAGTCAGGCACAGGAGGCTCCACTGGAGGAATAGGGGGTTCAGGTTTCGGCGGTTGCGTGATCGGTGGCTCGGACGACAACGCATTCAGTTCGGCCCTCGTCGGCCACAGGAACACCGTGCGGCCCTCACCGGACAGCCACGACGCCGTGGCGAACTGATCGCCCTCGTGGTGGACGCGGTTGTTCTGACAAAGGCCGGATGGAATCAACATCCCTTTCCCGGCGACCTGGAGACCGTCGTGAACGCCGGTGCCCTGTCCGATCGCGAAGCCGCCCGTGATGACGTACTGGCCCAACCCGAAATGGCCGTACCATTCCTTTTGCGGGTGAACGCCCTCAACGCCTAGACCCTCCACCGACGCAATCCCGTCAGAGCCGAGCGGTTTCGTGAGCGAGCTGGTGTGTACGCCGGTCAACGGGTCGAAGAGTTTGATGTTGTCCACAAGGCCGGGCGTGCTCACGTACAGCCCCCACTCGCCAAACGCACACGGACTCGGCGCGTAGGTGATCACGGGATGACCGTCCTTGTCGACGAGCGAGATCCACCGCGAGCCGTTCCAGAGCCACGCGAGATCGTCATTGCCTCCGGGTCCAGCGAAGCACAGCGTCTCTCCGATGTCCGCGCAGACGAGCGTGAGGACGTTCTGTTTCGGCGTCCCCTCGCCAAGGATCTCGACGCGCCCGCGTGATGTTTCGATCCGCGGATCAGGCCGGCCGGTCGGATAGAGCCTGACGTGCGATTCCTTCGGGGTGCAGTCGCCGCACCAGGTGTCGGGGAACGACAGTGTTTTCATGGCTTCAGCCACAGCTTCAGCACATTCCTCGGCCAGTTGGCATTCAGGTGCGTCGGGTCGTTGTCCGCTCCGTCGGGTGCCCAGCGCCGCGACCAAAACGTGACGAATGTCTCTGCCTGTCCAGCCTTCACGAAATCCGACATCGCATGCACCGCTGACCGGCACGTGATGTCGAGCGCTGCGGCGCGGTCTTTCGTGTTGGGCAGCGAGCACCGCACGGCTTTCAAGATGTCGCCTTCCGCGTTGACCACGGCCTGAATCAGTTGTGGGTCGATGCCAAATCGTTTCGCGATTAGGTGAACGTCATCGTCTATTTTCATGGTGTCTTCCCCCGCCAGATCTGTACCGCACCGACCACGAACACGAGCGCCGCGATGACCACCGCGAGCACGAGGATCGCGCCAATGCCAATAGTGAAATAGAGCAGGGCATCCCCGAGCGTCATCGGTTGCGCTCCGCTTCAATGCCTTCCGCCTTACCCGCCCCGTGCTGTTCCTTGCCGACGCTTTCCAATAACTGCGTCAACCGCCCATCCACCGACACGGCCAGCGCCTCCGTCTTGCGGTTCCCTTTCAGGGCCGTAATGAGCGCCGCGGTCCCCAGCAACGTGGCCGGAATCGCCGCGACGATACCCACGATCACGGCGTCAGTCACCAGCATGATCCTCTGCGCGCCGGTAACGCTCCGGTCGCTTCAGTCGGTCAATGTCCAGCATGAGCACATTGATCTGGTTCGTGTGCTCGTGGGTCCGCTCCCGCAGGGTTTTCGTCCATTCGTCGGCGCCGGTTTCCAAGCGGCTGATCCGCCCCTGCAGCTCGCGCATGTCGCCTTCCTTCAGCCCTGCGACGGTGAGCTTCATCTCGTTGAACCGCGAGTCGATCGACTTCTCGATCGCGGCAAACGCCCGCATCATGCCGATGATGCCCGCGAGGAATTGGATCCCGACGAGGATGATCGTGCCAACGGGAATGTTCCACTCGATGTGCATCAGTGTTTACCGTACCGTTCCATGAGCCAGACGCACCCGGCCCCCCACGTGACCACGAGCAGAATCCACGTCAACAGCGAGACGGTCGCGAGCGACATTTACCCTTCGGGTGGATGTGGTGGACATTCCCAGCACTGAAACAGGTAGTATTCAAAATCCCACGGCGTGTAGAGCGCGCAGCCGGGGAAACAGTAGCCCGCGTAGACCACACCGCCACCGAGGCCCAGCGCGACCACCACACCCACGGCGATCGCGAGGCGTCGAACCGGACGTGTTTGCACACGCTGACGTTGATGCATGGCTACCTCGGAAGCACCGTCAACAGCCCCCAGAGGCAGAGCAGAATCACGCTGATCCACAACGGACACTTCCCGATCGCACTGGCGATGGCGGTGACAAACGCCGAGAGTAGGAGCAGGACTGAGACGTTCAACATACGAAAATCCCCCTATAGATGCGGCGCAACGCGCGCAGGATGAGCCTATGGCGTCTAGTCATGTCTACTCCTGTTGCTGTCCCAACGCCGCGAGCAGCGCCGTGCGAAAGGCGGCCGGCGTCAACTGGCTACGTCCAGTGCGGTCCAAGCCGATCCCGACGCTGGATGCGGTCGCGGGGATGAAATCTCCGAGCAACGCCCTGACGTTGCTGAGGCCCGGTACGTTGCGCCGCAACGCATCTTCCAGCGCCCGATCGACTCCCATGAGCGATTGCGTATGGGCGTTGACCTTGCCGACACCAGGCACGCGCGCCTCAATACCCTTCCGCAGTCCGCGCGCCATCGCCTCATCGGAGGCGGCCGAAAGGTCCGTAATCGGGTGCCCCAAGTCCTGCGCGCGGTAGGCGCGTGACGCGAGATCCTGCGCTTCGCCCTTCAACGGCTGTGCGGTGTCCAGTGGAATGCCGCCTGGATGTTTCGTGTCGAACGCCTGCAGCCGCTGTAGCACGGCAGGCCGCGGATCTGGGCGGCCGAGTTGCGCTTGTCTGCGCCCCTGTTTGAATACGTCCCCGAACTCGCTGGCGACTTCCTTCGTGGGGATCGGCGCGGCCCCGGCCGCCTGCGCGTCGGCAATCATCGTGTTCGCTTCATCAGCCGACGCGCGGAGCTTTCCGGCAATCTTGCCGTGGCCGCCTTCACTGACCCGTGCGCCTTCACGCAGGCCCGTGTCGATGACGTCTGGGAACTCTCGCTGGAGGCCCATCGACGGCCGCATCGCGGTCCGGTAGATGAGGCGCCCGACCTTCCGAGCCCCTGCCATCACGCCGCGGCCGATGCCTTCGCCAGCCGCGGAGTACGCGCCTTCCTTGGCTGCCGTGGGAATGTCCGCGCCCGTCGCCAGTGCCCCCGCCGTGCCTGCCCCGAACATCGTCGCCGCGGCGGGCAGTAGCGATAGCCCGCCCGTGAACGGGGCCGCCACGGTCGTGGCGAGTCCGGCCCCAACGGCCGGATTGTGAACCGCCCGCTTCAGGCCGCCGGTAAAGCGTTCGCCCACCTGTGAGAGATAGGACGGCTCAGCGGCAGGCGCCGCGGCGGCCGTCCGCTGGCGCACGATCTCACCCGCCTGTTTCGGATCGAATCCGGCCGGGAAATGGTGCTCGGTGCCCGCCGCATCCACGATGATGACTTCGTCAGGCATCTCAGTCCTTAATCGGGTTGCCGCTCATGTCGTAGCGAACCACCTTCGGCGCGGCTGGGCCAGCCGGCGCACCGCCTGCGGCGGGCGCGTCATCGAACACCAGCTCGTGCGGGATGCGGTACTTGTCCGCGAAGGCTTTCAGGCGCGTCCGCTGGCCTTCAGCCGTCCGCCGAGAATTGGCGGTGAACTGTTCGGCCGTCTTGACCATCTCCTGTAACGCACCTTCCGGCACGCCAGCACCGCCAGACTTGAGACGTTCCGCATAGCCCTGCATCCGCTGGAGCAGGGAGACGCCCTCTGCGGAACGGGCGTACTCGCTCTCACGGACGACGGAGGTCGGATCCAGAATCTTCTGGAACGTCACCAGCACCGCCTGCGATCCGCCGTTCTTGTCGCCTTCGTGGAACCGTCGAAGGCCGGTCTGCATCAGATTGAACTGGCGATCCATCTCCCGCGCTGGAGACGACACCTTCTGCCAGTCGCCGGCAAGTTTCGTCGTGAGGTTGGCTTCTGCCGTGGGCGTCAATTCCCCGCGTTGTGTGGCAGACGGCGGCGGCGGTTCTGTGACGAAGTGCGCGCCGACTGGGGCTTCCCCGATCTGTGACATCTGCCCACCGCGCCCGATTCGCATGACGGGCTGACTCGTCGGCTTCGCCTGCTCCCGCATGGCCTCAGTGAGCGCCCCGCCGCGCGCCGACTGCGGCAACGTCGAGATCATCTGCAACGTCCCGCGCAACTTTGGATCGGCCGTCGTGATCTGTCGCTGGAGTTCGTCCTCGTTTCCCGCCTGCGCCTGCTGGGCGTTCGTGCCGAGAAACGTCGGCCCCTTCCCCGCGTTCGGCGTCATGCGCAGTTGCCCCTGCATCATGTTCCCGCCGATGTTCGTGCTCCCGAGCGTCGGCCCCTTCACTAGATCGCCACGGTCCCCAGCCGTCAGCGTCTGCACCGCCTGCGGGTTGAGATCCTGCCCAATACGGAGGTCGTCAGCGAGCTTGTCCGCGCCGCCCTGTGCCTGCTGATGTTGCAACGCGGCGTTCCGCATCGCCACTTCCGCCAACTGCGCCTTTTGGATCTCGGCGCTCTGACGCAGGCGCGTGTCTTCTTGATCGAGCCGCCGATCATCCTGTTTCGCGCGGCGTCGTTCGGTCTGCTCCAGAAACGCCCGCTTCAGGATGTCCTCGAGCGCGTCCGCGCCGCCGCCTGCTGCGAAGCCGCTGGCGATGCCCATTCCCATTACTGGCCGCCCCTCATGGAATTGACCGCGCCGCCCACCTGCGCGATGCGGGACAGCGCGTCCATCATCTTGCTGCCCTTCCCCTGCTGGGGCAGCGGCGTGAGTGTCGGCGGGGCCACCGGCTGCCCACCCTGAAACTGGAGCGGCGTGTCCTGCGCGGTGCTGGCCTGTGCCGCGAGCTTCTGCATCGCGGCCAGCGCGCCGGGGTTGTTCTTCAGCGAGTCCAGCAGCCCACCGCTGACTTTGGCATTCGTGATACCCGGCACACTGACATTGGAGCCCTCATAGCCACCACCGAGCAACGAGGCGAGTAGCGCCTGCCGTGCCGTCGAGCTCCGGTTCGTCGTCTCAAACTGCTTGCGCTGGAGGTCCTGCGCGGCTTGCTGCTGCTGCGCGGTGTTCTGCGCTTGATACAGGTCAACGGCGTTCCGGTCCTGTCCTTGTCCGAGTTGGGATTCGGCAATAAGCCCCTGCGCCGCGCCCTGCTGCTGCTTGCCGAGCACGTCGCCCATCGCGCCGACGCCCTTGGATCCCGCCAGCTTACCGAGCGTGCTGAGAATGCCGCCGCCACCAGCCGCCGCGCCGCCCCCGAGTCCCGCCGCCGCCCCGGCACCGCCGAGCCCTGCCGCCATGCTCCCGGTGCCCGCGATCCCTGCGCCCGTCAACCCCGCTGGCAGGCCCGCCGTCGCCGCGCCAAGGCCAGCCCCGAGACCGCCCGCGCCACCAGCGGCGCTGCCGCCTGCGCCCGCTCCAGCTCCGGCGGCTGCGCCGCCGAAGGCCCCGAGCGCGCCGCCCGTCGCCAGCGCGCCGCCCGCGATGATCGCAATCTTGACGCCCGTGGGCAGCCCCGCCCAGCCGTGTTCCGCTTCCAGCGCATTGGTCCGCGGATTGATGAACGTGTGCGGCGGCAACTGCACGCCCTTCGCCTTGAGAATCTGCGCGATCTGCTGCGAGGCGTCGTGATTCGCTTTCTCCAGATTCTTCGGCGTGTCACCCGGGCGCGGTCCATCGCCCCAGACACGCTGGATGACCGCCTGCACGTCCGGATCGTTCGCCAGCAGTTGCTGGAACGTCGCTTGATCGACCTGTTTGACGGAGGCCATTTACCCCCCCAACCCATTCAGCATCGCCAGTAACGCGGCTTGGTTCTGGCCGCTGTTGAACATCCCCACGTTGGCCCCGAGCGTCTGCCCGTGCTGTTGGTTCTGCATCAGGGCTTGAAGCAGCCCGAGGCTCAACTGACCGGACCCGAGCATCCGCCGCAGATCGAGATCGCCCTGTCCGAGTTGCGTCTGGGACGTGATCCCGAGCCGCTTCAACTGTTCGTCAATGCCCGACTGCCGCTGCTGTTCGGACAGCGTTTGCCCAAACTGGCCGCCCTGCTGCGCCAGCCCTTCGCGCTTGATCGCCGCGTCGGTCTCGGCCAACTGCTTCTGAAGCGCCATCTGCTGCTCTGAGGTCAACTGATTACCCGCGAGCGCCGCGGCGGACATGAGTTGCGCCCGCCGCTGCTGGAGCTCGTTGCCTACCAGCCCGGCATTGAACGACCCTTGCGCCTCCCCTTGCTGCTGGTATAGACCGGACAAACCCTGATCGAACACTTCCGAGTCGACACCCGAGCCGCCCTGCGCCGCGGCGCGTTCGGCCATCGCAGACCGGGCCGTTTGCGTCGAGCGCGTCTGACCCACCGCGAAGGCGTCGGCCTGCCCCTTCAGCGCAGGATCCTCAATCGATGGCGCCTGCTGGTTGTCGCTCAGCATCTTCAAGAGCGAATCCTTGAACGCGCTATTGAGCGGGTTGGGCGCCTCCGGTGGCGCGGGCGGCATGCCGGGCGCGGGCGGCGTCACTGGGGCTGTCGTAGCCGGAGGTGTCCCTGGTGCGCCTGGTGCCGCCGTGGCGGCGCCGCGCGCCGCGATGGCCGCGGGATTATCCGGCGGAAACCAGTTCCCGCCGATGTTGACCCCCCCGCCCATCGCCGCGAACGGGTCTGCGGGGTTGGGCGCCGTCGCGGTCGGAATCTGCGGGTCGGTCGGATTCCCGAGCGCGATGCCCGTGTTGGTTGTCGCCTGCGGGTTGATGCCGCTGCCGTCGTAGCCCCCGCCGCCGAGATTCTGGCCGTTCGTCGTGGCCGCTGGGTTCCCGCCACCGCCCAGATTGGCGTTGGTCATCGCGTCGGGATTGCCCGTGCCCCCGTAGCCCCACTGCGGCGTATCCGGCTTCTCGAATGTTCCGGGGCTGATCGGATTCGTCGGATCGGGTTTGTCGCCGGGACCGGGACCGAGCGGCGGGACTTCCGGTTCCGGCTTCTCGGTCGGCTGCCCGGGGACCGTGGGGGGGCGCTTCGTCGGCGGCGCGGTGGGATTGTAGCCGGTCATCGCCATTACTGCCCCCCTCCCAACTGTGCGAGCAACGCTTGGAGATTCGGGGAATTGCCATACTTCGACAACGCCTGCTGAATCATCGCCATCGGGTCTCCCTGCAACTGACTCGGGAGCCCGCCACCCATGCCGGCCGCAAGCGCACCGCCGCCGCCGGCCGCCGCATCAGGAGCGCCCCCGCCGCCGAAGTTCCATTTCGTCGCGTCACTGTTGTCCTTGTGGGCGTAGATCCAATCCTGATTCGCGAAGTCCGCCGCATCCTTGGCGCCCTTCGCCCCTGTCAATGACAGCTTGTCGCCCGCGCCGGAGAAATTACCGTAGGTGTTGCCGAGTTCGCCGTTCAGCGCGTTGATCACGTCCGGCGACAAGCCCTGTCGCGGATCGAACCGGCTGAGGACGCGGGCGGTGTCGTACTTGAAATCGTGCTTGTTCGGGTCGTTGAACTTCCCCGGGTCGTAGCCCATCGTGCGGCCGAAGTCACTGGCCGGTTTCGGCGCATCGGCGGGGCCGATGGGGGCCGCGATCGGCTGATCGAGCACGGGCGGCGGTCCCGCGTTCGGACTGCCTTCACCGGACGCGATGCCGCCCGTGCCGCTCATCGCGCCGAGATCCATGCCGCCTGGTTGCACGGCTGGCTGCTGGAGGGGATCGGTCGGATCGAGCGCGTGGAGCAGCGCCGTACGGTTCTGGAAACTTGCCATTAGCTACTCACACTCTTGAGAACAGTGAAGCGCAGCACGATCGCTTCCGAGAGGTTGCCGGCCGTGATGTTGCGGACGCTGATAGATGCCGAGCCGGCGGCAGGCTGCGCGTTGAGCAGATAGGCGCCCGCGGTGCCGGCGGAATTGTGCTGGAGCACGATCGTGTCGGTGGCCGCGATGGCGGAATTGGTGAGCGTGAAGCTGACCGTCGTGTCCGCATTCAGCGCCGCCGCGTTCATCGTGATGAGGCCGGTAATCTTGTCGAGGGTCACGCCGGTCGTTTTGTCCGTGGCCTGTGTCACCGTGCCCCCGGCGCCCGTCGCGTAGCCGATCCCCGCGGTGGCATGGTTTGACCGTACCGCGTTGCCAAACATGAACGCGAGCGTGGCGCGGGTCACCGTCATGGCGGCCCCGATCAGCGTACCGGCGTCGGTGTACGCGTTCAGCGTGAAATCCGATCCCGCGTCCGATCCGCCTTCGGCTGTGGCATTCGCCCGCGCATCCCACCGTGCCACGCCCGCGGTTTGCCAGATATAGGCGCGGCTCGTCGCAGCGGGACCATTGAGACGGTAGCCCCCCTCTACGGTATTTTTTCCGCTGGTGACGATCCCATCCCCACGCACCGTGAACGTGAGGGCGTCCGCCGCGTCCTTCACCGCGTAGGCGATCTTGGTCCCCGCGCCCAGCACTTTCGCGAGCCACACGTACGCCGAGCCCGCGTTCTTCCCCCCCGCGATGCCCGCGCCGTCGTAGCCGCTAAAGATGAACGGGGCCGCGATTCCGCCTACACCGCTGTCCAGATCGATTTCCGGCGTGAGCCAGTTCGCCCCGCCGCCCCAGAACACATTGGGGAGCCCCCCAACAAGCGCATCCCCCGCAAAGGTCACCGTAGGGAGATCGAAGCCTTCAATGTGACAGGCATCGAACATCGTCGCGACCGCATCAAGGTAAACAGCCTTCGGCTTGTTGGTGGTTTTCGAGTTGCCGAAGTACGTGCCGATGAACTTGATCCCGTTAACATTCCCAAAGGACGTCGCGTGGTGGTTAATCGTCAGCGCGTACCGACCCACTGCACTCGGATCGGTCCCGGCGTAGCTGATCTGCCCGCCTCGGAATTGGTTCTCGTTGATCGTGCCGCCATCGTCGGCGTACATCCAGATCGGGAGCGCACAACTCGCGATCATCGACGGCTCGATCCAGTTCTGCGTCGTCTCGGACTGATTCGGTGGCGCAGGACTCCGGATCTCGATGCCCTTCTCAAGCCATCGGACGCTGACATCACGCAACATGCAGTTGTTGCACTTCAGGAGCTTGTAGCCGATGCCCCCCGCCGTCCAATCAACCGCCGCCGAAAACGTCTGCACTATGCCGCCGAATATTTTGCAGCGGGCGATCTGGATCGTATCGGCTCCCAGCGTGATGCCCGCGCCCACGAAGTCCACCGCAATCGTGACTCCGTACATCCACCACGTCTGGTCGTCGTACGCGAGGATCAGCCCGCTCTTGATCCGATAGGTCGTGCGTGGCCGAAAGTAAACCATCCCCCCCGGCCCTGCCGCCGCCGCCGCCGCCTGGATCGCGGTGCGGTCATCCGCGATCCCATCGCCCACCGCGCCGTACAGATGCACGTCGTGGACGTTGAGGTACGTGACGGCTGACCACGGTGTGAGCGGGGCCAGCGTTTCCACCTCCCCGTTGCCGAACTTCGCCTTGAGATCCCCGTCGACGGCATCGACATAGATCGAGAGTTTCTTGGGATGCGCGTTGGGTTCGGAAATGCCGGGGCCATCCGCGATGAGCAGTTGCGGGAGCACGCCGAGCTGCGCCATGAGCGATTCAAACGCCCGCTTGACCTCATCGTCCTGGATCGCGTTCAGGTTCGGGATGACGCTCATCGCCGTTCCTGCGCTTCGAACGGAATCTCAAGACCGTAAAAGGCAAACATCTGCGTGGTCGCCGCGTCAAAATCACCCAAGCGCAGCATGAACGACCCGATCCCGGCAAGCTCCAGGCCCTCCACCTTGGAATGGTAGGGCGCAAAGTCCGTGGCCCCGGTCGCCCACGCGACGGTTTTGGTCACAATCAACGGCGTGGCCTGCGTAGCGCCGTTATGGCCGAAATCTCCGTAGAGCCCCACCTTGAATTGTTCGTTCGACGACGCGCGCGGGGAGGTATAGACGATGGAGGGTTGTCCCACGCTGATGTTGTAGAGCAGCCCGGCCGGCGCGTATTCCTTGGTGTAGATGATGCCCGTATAACTCGTCCCAGCGTCCGTGGTCACGCCATCGACATCGCAGCGCCAAATCTGGCCTGGCGCGGTACTGTAGGCGATGAGCGGCTTGAGATCGCGGCTCATGGACGCGCCGATCGTGGCAGAGAACATCACGGACGCGTACGCATGCGTCGATTCCCCGGAGTCCCAACTCCACCCTTTGCGCACTTGGTTGTCGGATTCCGGCCGCCCGTTGCGCGCGTCAAACTTCAGTTTGAAATCGGTGTAGACGCTACTGGCGACGGTGGGGACGAAGAACCAGACCTGATGCTTGTCGCCGTGATAGACCGCGTGACACGGCCCCGCCAGATTGACGGTGGCCCAGAGGTCCGAGACATCCGCCCCGAGATACTGCACCCCATTGGAGCCGACCCGATACGGTCCCTTCGCGCTCAGAAAGTAAATGCAGGGGTTGCCGTTCTCGTCCTCCGCCGAGACGATGGACTGATGGCGGATACAGCCGACCGAGGTGCTGATCGAGTAGCGGGCATAGGGATCGGCCGGGTTGCTGGTGGGAACAAACTTCCAGATCCGTCGATAGCTGAACACGTAGAACGCCCCGTCGAGCGGGCCGCCGAGTCCCGTGATCGGCGCGTCCACCGTGTAGGTCAGGCCAACCGGGATGCGTTCGGAGTCTCCGACGTCGTTGTCCCCGATGACGGGCGTGATGTAGATGCCCTGTGTTCGCGACTTGACATAGGCTTCGGTGGCAACGTTCGACTGTCGCCCCGCTAGAATGAGACGCGAGTCCGTCGCGATGATGTACTGCGCGGCGGGCGGCGGGCGGTTGATGCCGTCTACCGCGGAGAGCGTTGAGCCGTTCGCATCGGATGTGGGAATCGTCGCGCTGTTGTTGGAGTAGGTCGTGGTGCCGATAGCCGTCGTCGCGATGCGATACCACGGCCCCGTCGCGGCGTCAGACGCCTCCAGTTCCCAATGGGTCGCATCCTCCCCCGTCGTCACGCGCGTGACATCCACGCCAGCTTTCGAGGCAATCGTAAAGGACAAGACCGGGGACGCCTCAGACCGTCGCCGTATGTCCGATCCCGACAGGTCGATATTGCGGACGCGATAGTAGCGCGTGAACGACAAGCCACCCGCCGCGCCATTGGAGCCGGTCGGCGCGATCGGTGTCGCAATGCCCGTCTTGCGCACCTTGGACAGCAGGGGGTCCCAGACATACGAGCGGTTGTCCGTCGCGGCGGATTTGTAGCAGAAGTAGAGAAATCCGTTCAGCCCCGCGCTCACGACGTTATCGGCATCCGACGCGGCGTTGAGGTTCTGCACCAGCGAGGCTTCCACCCACGTCGTCCCACCCGCGAGCCGCGCGAACCGATTCACCACGGTGCGGTCAACCGCCCACAGTTCCGCGGCGGTTTCATCCGCCGCCGGGACGAACCGATGCAGCGACCCAATCGGCCCGCCGAAGGGTCCCCCGGAACTGAACGTGACACCAATCGGCGCGGCGCCCCATCGCTTTGTGCCCATCGGGGATTGCCAGAAATCCACGTTCCGGGCTTCCTGACATTGGTCGTCGGGGATATTCAGCGGCGTGTCGTAGCCGTTCCGACCCCCGGAGAGGTTGGTGATCGTGATCGAGGTCTCTTTGGACGCCATTACCAGCGCCCCTCAGGAAACCACGGCCCGAGATTCGATCCAGTGCGCTCACTGTTTCCGCCCGGTACCACCGTGAACCCCGGTGGACAGGTCACCTGATAGAGCAAGTTCCGGACGCCCTCGTCGTATTGCAACTTCGCGACGACGAACCGCTTGTCATCGGTCTTTTCGTATTCCTTCATCCGTGCGCCCATCGCCAGCAGCCGATGGAAGCGCGGCGGGAGCAACGGTTCGTCCGTGGCCGCCGTGAGCGTAAAGAGTTCGTGTTCGATGTCGCAGGTGTAGGTCAGCGCCGACGACGGCGTGAGGCAGAGGATGAAACCCCAATAGCGCGAGGTCGTTTGCCCTCGAGGAATCACCGCGAAGTTGTTGCCCGCCACCGCGGCATCAGAGAGCACAATGTCCCCCACCGCCGCCACGCTCAGCGCAAACTGCGTCACGTCGATGTAATCGGTCAACGTGCCGACCTGCACGCGCGTGGTGCCGTTCAACGTCGTGGCCGCCACGGAGTGCGGGAAGCCGCCCGCACGGATCGCGTCGATCGTGACGGTGACGGCCGTATCCGACGCGCTCGAGCTGTTGACCCACAACCCGGTGCCGGTCGCCGCCATCTGATCCGCGAGGGCGACGGTCCCGAGCGGGATATACCACTCGGGAACGCCTTCGTTGAGTGCGGGCGCGGGGTTGCGGGCGCGATACCACGCGAGCGAACGCGGCTGGAGTGTGACCTGATTCGCCGTGTCCACTATCGACCGGATCTGGGCCTGCGTGGACAGGCCATACCGCGCCCGACTCGCCGAGCTATTGAGCGTGAGCGTGCCGTAGAGCAACGACCGCAGCGAGGGATTCGACAGCAGTTCCTCGTGTACTTCATTCACGTACGCAGTGATCCGAGTCACGACAGACGAATCCGGCGCGGCCAAATAATTGAGGCGTCGGTACGTGTCGAGCAAGATCGCCGCGAGCGTCATGCTACGCGCTCACCGTCTGGGAATCCTGACTGGCTTTCACCAGCCGCTCCAGTTCCGCGATGCGCGCGATCATGTCCAGTGGGGTCACCGCCTTCGGTCCCTGCGCGAGTTCCATTAGGATCTCCGGCAGCGACTTGGGCAGATCGTTCAGTTCGTCCAGCGTGAACGACGGCACATTGACCTGGAGCCGTCGCCCGTTCTGGTCGATCTTCGCCCTCCAGGTTTCGCCACGCGCCGTGCAATCCGCCGTGATGGCGTTGAAGCTCTCGATCTCGAGCGGCGTCAGTTCGTCCTCGGTTTCGCGGTGGTTGTTAAAGTACGTCTCACGTACCAAGCGCGGCTTGGGCCGCTTGAGATCGCCCTCCGGGTACGAGAACACGCTCTTGTGCTCGTGATCGGCGTTGGAGTGCCGGACGGTGCGCCTGGATTCCTGCTCGGCGCGATTCGTCTTCAGAATCTCCGCCAGCGCCTCCGGCGTCAGACCCGCCGCGGGCGAACTCGCCGGCAAGCTGGCGATGAGTTCGCGCAACTGCTCCATGCTCATCGCAATGAGCGGGGAGGCGGCCGGAGCCGCCGCGGGCCGTTCCGGTGCATTCGTGTCGTTCGCTGCTTTTTCCACTGTCCACCCTTTCGCCATGTGTTCCTCAGGCTGGTCGATAGACCCACTGATTGCCCCACTCGCCGACGTGGACGTAGGGCTTGCCTTCGTGGACGATTCGGTACTCTTTGACGCCCTCGTCTCCGAGGACGCTGTCGATGCCGTGGAGCGCCGTGTGGTCGGGCGCGGGGTCCACTCCGTCCGCCACTTCATCGCTCACCTCCGTGTCCGTCACTTCCGGTTCCGTGCCTGGGGAGGCGTCGCTGGTGCCGTCCCGCTTGGTGACGGGCGCGGCCGGCGGCGGAACCGCTCGTTTGGTGTCGGGTTTCTTCTTCGCCATGTCGTCCTCCTAGAAGCTGCGCAGTTCCGCGTTGACGATGGTGTTGGTGCCGGCGAACGACGTGCCGCCGTTGAAGGACACAGAGATGATGGACCCCGCCACGGTCGAATCGAACCCGCTGGACACGACGGCGAGCTGGGCCTGTCCTGAGGCACCCGTGCTCGTCAGGCCGGTGGCCGCCAGCGCGTGCTGGATCGTGGCCGTCCCCGCGAGCACCGCACTGGTACCGCTCCCCACCGTGCGGAACTGCGCCACGATGGTGACCGTGCCCGTATCGACCGCCGCCGTGCCCGCGGCGAACGTGAACGTGAGGATCGCGGCGTCCGCGACCGTGCCCGCGGTGCCGATGCGGACGACGAAGATGGGCGTCGCGGTGCCCGCCGCCGTTTTCACCATGTCGAGCACGACGGTGTAGCGCGACCCGGCCACGAAGCCGCCCGGCGGCATCGCAATCGCCGTCCCCACGACCGCGGTATCCACCGCGAAGCCCGTCTGGTTGGCCGCGCTGAAGTTGGATTTGAGCGTGGGGGACACCAGCGCGCCGTCCGTGCGCAGCGTGCCCTTGATGCGGACGTTACTGGAAATCGTGCGGAGTTCGGCCATGACATCCTCTCAGAAACAGGTGACGGGTTTCGTGACACGAAGCGTCGGCGCGCGCCTCGGTGGACGCGCGCCGATAGACATGCGGGTTACGGCTCGAGCAACCACACGACCGGGAGCACCTTGCCCGCACGGCCCGTGCAGTTCATCGTCGCCACGACGTTCAGTTCCGCCGAATGCACCGTGAGCGCGCCCGCCGTGGCCCCCACCGAGGTCAACGGCTGGCCGGCGCCAGGCGTGCCGAGAATCAGCGCCGCCCCAGGTCCGCCCGTCTGTACCCACCCGAATTCGCTGATCGCGAGCGGATAGATACAGCCCCCAATGGCGCTGTTGGTCGCCGTGGTCACGGGATGCTGAATCACGTTCTTGTACGGGTTCTGCGTCAGCGTGATCTTGGACGCCGTGGACAGCGCCACCTGCACCGTCTCACCATCCACGAGGACCAGTTCACCGTTGGTGGACGCCGCGATCGCCGCATGGCTCGCGATGCTGTAGACGTAGCCAATGCCCGGCGTCGTGTCCACGACCGCGAAGCCTTCGGCGTACTCGTTCTCATCGAGGGCGCCGCCGCTCGCGCCGGTCGTGATCTTCAACGTCCGATCCCCGATGGCTGTTGCGCGCACCGCAATGTCATCGTGATCGACATCCTCGATCGGCGCCTGGAGACAGTTGCCGACGACGAGGAGGACACCGCCGTTCTTGGCGTAGCGGAACGACCGCCCGCTGCCAACCGCCCGGAAGCCGAGTTCGTGAAACTGCGTGGCCGAGGACGAGAACAGCGGCTGCGAGACTGCCTGTCCGTTGGCGCCTGTAATCTTCATGATCGTTGCCTTATCGTTTCGCCGTGTGTCGTGGGCCGCGTCTCAGGATCGAGACGGGTCGAGGTGCCGCCCCCCACGGCGGACACGGCACCCCAACCGCCGAGTTACGAAATCGCCGAGACGACGCCGAGATGCCGACGCGCGGACGTGGTGATGTTCCCGAATGTCGCCACCTTGTGAATGTTGGAAAGCTGATTGGCGGGATCGACGCCGGGGTACATCTTCATCCACCCACCCGCGAGGTAGTTGAACTTGAGGAAGTCGTTGTTGACGAAACGGAACTCCCCGGCCGGCGCATCCTCGTCGTAGACCACGGGGATGCCCTTGTACTTGAGGGCGTCGTTCATGAACGCCGGATCCCCGTCGTTCTCGCGGTCCTTGCGGTCGTAGCGCGCGAGCTGCGTCAGCGTGGACTCGAACAACTCGAACGAGGCCCGATCCCCGATCGCCGCCTTCGGGGCTTTCTCCGTCCCGCCGAGCGTGCAGAGATTGAACACCGTGCGGAACGCCGCCTGCACGTTGTCGCCCGGTGTGGCCGTGGCCGCGCCCGAGGTCTGCCGGTTGCGCCAGAACGAGAACGTGCCGCCGTTGATCCCGCCCACCGTGCCCGTCGTCGGCGTGATGGAGATGATCTTCTGCAAGCCGTCCAGGTCGTTGGCGCCGAGGCCGAGCCCCCACGCCTGCCGGTTGAGCAGGGCAATGTGGGAGTTCTTCCCGTTCTGGAGCTTCGCCGCGAGCAGATCGAACTTTTGGCTGCCCCCCGTGGCGCGGAGCTTCTCGAGCTCGGAGTAGATGACCGTGCCCGCCGCGATCTTCTGGTTGAACCGGGCCGCGTCGAACACGTTGATGCGGGTCGTGTCGAGCGTGTCCATCTCGCCCTGCATCGCGTTCGTGGTGTTCTCGGCGTATTCGATCGTCCGCTCGAAGAGCCGCCCGCCGTCGGCTTCCTCCTTGAAGCCGTGCTCCCCGAAGAAATAGAACAGGGCGCGTGACGTGAAGATGTTGTCGGTCGGCTTCTTGCCGATCTTGTTTTCCCAGACGCTCGCGGCGACTTCGCCGATGTTCAGATCTGCCATGATGTCCTGCTATCTACTGAAAAAGGGTCACCCCATCCGACGCCGCGAGAACTCCGCGGCGATGTCCTCGGAGGTGAACCGGCCATCGTCTGAGCGCTTCGGTGCCCCTACGGGCGCGCGTCCCGGCGTGACGCCGGAGGCGGTGGCCTTCGTGTTGATGTCGTGAACGGCCGCCTGCCGCGACAAGGCATCCTGCCGAGTCGTGACCACGCGGTGATAGGCGCGCAACGTGATTGCTTCAAGGAACGCGGGGTCGTTCGTGCGGGGGTCGTCGCCGTACTGCTGGAGCATGGAGACGACTTCCGCGCCGATGACCTGCTTGTTCGCCTCGAAATGCGGGTAGGCTTTCAGTTCCGCGTTGAGCGTATCGGCGAACTTCTTGCCTTCCGCCATGTCGTGATCGTGCTGTCGTTGCGCTTCCAGGGTTTTGTGCGTCTGGACGACCGGGGCGTATTTCTTGTCAACCTGCGCGATGATGAACTGCGCAAACTGCGCCATCGCCTTGTCGGAATACGCACCGCCGACGACGTTGCCGTTCGCGTCCGTGACCGCCACGTCCGCTTCCGGCATCGCCTGTTCCTGCTGTCCACGGCCCGCCGCGAGCGACTTGGCCGCGAGCGACATCAGGGCGTCCCGATGCACGGGGTTTTGATTGACTTCCGCGATGAGTTCCTGCAAGGCGTTGACGGGATCGGCGCTGAGACGCCGAGCCAGTCCTTGGACCTGCTGGTACTCCTGCTGGCTGACCGTCTCGGCCCAGCCGTGCTTGGCGCGGTATTCCTCGATCGCTTTCGTGCGTGCGTTTTCGAGGATGGTCGGCCACTTGTCCGGAGGCGGTTCACCAGCCCGGACAGGTGCCTGTGAGACAACGGCCGGGACTGTGGTGCCCGTGCCCGTCGCTGCTGTCGTCGTCTCGGGGGTCAGCGCGGCAGACGAGTCTGGTGAAGCTGAGGCATCGCTGCCCCCGCCCATCGCACCTGAAATGTCCGCGCCGGTGAAGTCGTCCATGTGCGTCCTCTGTGCGGTCTGTGGTGCCGCCGCCCGTGGCGCGTGTGGTGCGCCGTCCCAAAAACGCTGGGCACAAAAGAAAAGGCGCCTGTCATCACCGCGTGTGTGCGGTCACAACAGAGCGCCTTCGGTCTCTGTGCCCTTTGTCGCTGGACTGCCGCGAGGCTCGCGGCGGTTCGGGTGCCCCCTAGTCCAACGGTCAGATGTCGGCTACGTCAGTAACTGCTCCCCTTGTAGTACAGCATTCGGTGCCGGCATCTAAAAAGAATCTCCCCGTCCGTGACGTGTGCTTCCATGCCGTCGCTGAGATTGCCTTGGAAACACTCGTTGCAATAGCTCGAGGTCCGGATCCCGTGCGCTTCCAGAAACTTCTTGTACGCCCGGAGCACGATCGCATCCTCCGTGGTGAGCAACTTCGTGGGCACACTCGTCGGGTTGCCCTGTGCGTCAAGGACAACGCCCTCCACCACATTGGTATTGGGACGGATCAGCATGTAGCCGATTCCTGAGTAGGCGTCTCAGTCTCCGCGATGGAGACGGTAATAGGTGTCCGCTTCTTGCGATCGATCGGCCACGGCTCCAATGTCGGATCGCTCTCGAACATCCACGCCAGCGCCTTGCGCGCGGTCTTGAGCACGCCTGCCGGTTCACCTGTGAAGGCGTCGTCGGTCGTGGTTCCGACATAGCACGTCTGGCCGAACATGGCGGTTTCGATGACGAGGCGCGTGCCATCTTCGTTGAGGGCAAACCAGCGGCCGTGGTGCTCGCCTTCCATCCAGCGCCGTCCGTCGTGCTCGAAAAACTTCATGCTAGTACCACTTCGACACGTTCTTGTTGACGTCGGTGCCCGGCGCAGAGCAGTGCTCGTCCCGAATGCGCAACCCGAGCTCCTTTACTCTACGCCGATGTTCTGACTTTGAATAGAACGTTTCCGGTTCACGTGTCATGTTCTCGACCACAAAGCCGCCCGGCACGCCATCCGCGATCACGTTCGGGAACGAGGACATCCACACGATCTCCGTCGCCGCGCCGCACGTCGAGCACTGCGGCCGAGTCCCGTAGGGCACGATCATGTCGGCCATCACGTGACTGGATGGACAGGTGAAATCGTACTTAGGCATCAGACGCGTCCAATTCCGGGGGTCCCGCCCGTGAGGTCGGCCTGATGTTTATCGATCGGTGCCACGCGATCCGCCGCCCCGCCGTGCGCCGTGTCTCCAGCCGTCAGACCGTTCGACGCCGCCTTCGCCGCCTCTGCGGCTTGTTTCTGCTCAGCCTGAATCTGTGACCAGAGTTGCCCGAACACACTCATGGCCTGCATCATCTCGTCCGGAATCGTGATCCCGATGGCGGCCGCAATAGCCTGCGCGGCCGGCGCCTGCGGGCCGACGAAATCAGCCGGTGAAATCGTGACGGACCCCTTCGCGGGCGGCGGCCCCTGCTTGTCTGGCTGCTTCATGATGCGCGCGGGGTCCACGCCGAGTTGGAGCGCCACCGGCTTGACCATTTCCTCGCGCCGGACATACGGATCGTTCGCGAGCAGGTTATAGGCTTTCAGCGCGCGATCCAGCAACTGCGTGGCGTCGAGCCGAATGTGCGAGTCCGGCCGGGCCTTGAACGCGTACGGGCCAGGAATCTGCAACTTCGTCCACTGCTCCATACGCGCCGCGCCCGATTCCCCTTCCAGACGCACCCAGTCCGGCTTATCCGCGTACACCTGCAACAATCCGAAGAGCTTCATCGCGCCCTTGACGCAGTAGGTGGCCACCCGGAACCGTTCGGCTTCCAGGCGGGTATCAACCGCGCTCTGCACCTGATTCGACTTCGTCGCCGTCTCCGGAGAATCCGATCGCAACACGCCCGCATTCGCCCCGAGCGCCATCGCCCGATCGATGTCCTGCATGCCCTGGTCGTTGAACGCGAAGTTCTCGCGGCCGAACGTGCCCTTGGGGATTTCTCGGAACGTCGAGTCGTCCACGGGACGATTAAAGCCGATAAAGCCGGTATTCTCGTTCTTCTGAATCGCCGCGAGTGAATCCGGCGTGACGGCCGTGGCGTCGTAGCCCACTTGCGGCAGGGATCGATCGCGCCGACGCAGCAGTTGCGTCCGGCCCTTACTCACTTCATCAATCGTCTGCCGGATGTTCTGGATGTCCGACGCCGGGAAGCACGTATCGGACGTATAGCGCAGTGTGAGGACGTGCAGCGGGTAGCCGGCCATCCCGATCAGCGAGCCATCCGCCGCCCATCGTTGGTCCCGGCTGTCCTCGTGGACGCTCGGCGCATCGTCGTCGTCGTACAACTTGAACGTGCGGACCAATTCCGGGTTCTTGCACGTCGGATCGAAGCGGCACGCCCGGTAAAAGGCTTCAGTGCCCCATCGCACTGGCGGTTTCGTCCGACTCGTCTGTACCGGGTCAATCAACAGTAAGTCGTCATCGTTCTGGCCGCCGCCACGTCGTGACCGCCGCCCGCCCTTGGGATCGTCCGCCGGCACGTCTTCCTTGAACCGATGCGCGACCCAATCGGCATCATCAAAGTCGGAGCCCGTAAAGTCGGCCGGCGCTCGAAAGTAGCCAGGAGGGACCCGCTTCCAGTAGTACTGTTCGCTGACGACGTTCGGCGCGTCCTGCATGATGGGACGCATCGGTGTGGGACCAAGGCCGAGGATAGACCCTGGTTGTCCGCCTGGTACGGGTTCTTCGCCGACATTCACCGGCTTCGTACCATCAACATAGACTTCAATGCCGATCTTGCAGACCATGAAGCCCACGCCGCACACGACGTCCGTCATGCCCTCAAAGATGGCCGTGATCGCATCGACGCCGACCGGCTTGGGACCGAGTTTCGCGTTGATGATGCTCTTGGCGATCGGGACCGTGTTTTCCAATTCGGGCCGCGTGGCTTCCAAATTGATTTCCGGCATCTGCGAAATGAGCTGCGCCTTTTTCTGTTCGGTGTAGCTGAAATCCAGCGGCACCACCACTTCCGCTTCCAGCGGGGCTTTAAGCAGATGCTTCACGCGGTAGCGTGCGGTGTTGGTCTTACCTTCCGTGATGATCGCGGCGATCGGATCACGGGCGGCTTCCAGGCGCATGCGCCAGTCGCTCACGTCGTCGTCGGTGAGTGCCGGCGCGGTGTTCTGGTACGGCAACGGCGGCGGGGGCGCGGGTGGCTGTGGCGGCGGCGCCCCTGGAGCCATGCCGGGCTGAGGCTGGGCGGGAGGCATCATGCGATTTCCTTGGGCATGATGTAAATCGAATCAGGCGGCGCGTCGGCGCGCGGATACACTCGCGCGGACTTGAACAGTAAATGCCGTTCCTGTGGCTCGGCGTCCGTTGGCGGGTTGCCTTCTCGCACGAGACACGGCAATTCGGATTCAAACTGCTGAAACAGCGGCGGGCTCATGTAAATCACCGTCGGCGTGCCACCAGACGTGACGTATTCACGCCACAGCGCCGCGAGACGTTCACGGATACTCATCATGCCGCGCCTCGCACGTTCCCCGCGCCCAGGACCGGCTGACGGCCGAGACTCCCGCGTAGTTCTTCGAGGAGATGCCCGGCCGTGCCCTTGGGCGCACGCGTGGCCTGCCATGTGACGGTCGGACTCGGACGGCTCATCGCCATGTACCGGAGCGCGTCCAGGCCGTGATCGTCGCCGCGCGTGTTCACATCGTCGGCGTTCAGCTTGTCACTTTGCGCTGAGGGAATTGTGCGCCGCAGATACGCGCAGGTTTCGTCAATCGTGAGTAGCGGATCGCCGGTCACGTCGCCGTCGTCATTGCGCGGCACCCGGAACAACGAATGGAGCCGTGACCAACCATCTTCGCGCGCGTTCTCCGCTTTCCGCAGCGGCATCCCGGCGCGGATGAGCGTCTCGGCGCGCGACTGACCGCGCTTCGCATTGCGCCCGTCTCGAATCCACATCGACGGGTCGCCCGCGACGTACCGCACATAAACCTTGAGGGCCTTCGTGCGCGTGACGTAGCCCGCGGCAATTTCTTCATCTGCGAGGTCGGAAAACTTCCACTCACGCAGCACATGCAGCCGATGGTTCGGCAGACACGCGGCCCAGACGATGCAGCCCGGTTCGTTGTGACCCCAATCCATCCCCGCCACGTACTCCAGCTCGCGCGGGAGTTCCAAGTCGGTCGCGATGAGGATGGCCTTCATGCCGCGATCACCGCGCGGCGAACGTGGAACTGTTCCGCCCAGCCTTTGAAGAACTGCCCGCCGAAACAGTACCAGTCGCCTTCCGCGAGTTGCTTGTACCGCGTGGCCGAGAGGACCGCGAGATTGGTCTGCGCGTAGTCGGCGCGCATATAGGGGTTGTCCTTGAGACTCGCCGCGATGTAGCGCCACTGGTCCGGTCGATAGCCACTCACCTGGAGGCCATCTTCCCCGTAGACCGGACGCAGGGCCGGGAACGTGTCGTAATCCGGGGTGTGGTCGATGAAGTTGTCCTTCAGCCACATCGCGGATGGGCCGCCAGGATTCGTCGTCGGCAGAAACACGCCTTTGACCGGATTTCCCGCCCGGTCGGTGTAATCCTTGCGGGCGCGCGTCGAGAGTTCCGCCAGCACCGTGACGCCTTCGCTATCGACGGGATAGAGACTCGCCTCATCCGGCCCAATCAGCCCGTATTCAATCCCGACGTAGCGCGACACCGCATCCATTTCCGCCATGTGGCCGCAGTAGATCAGCGATTGGTCGGAGCCCTTGCCAAAGACCGCGAGGCGGTCGCCCTCGAGCCACCGGCCGCCGAGTTGGGGCACTTCCACGGCCATCTTGATCGTGTGATTGGCCTTGAGCTGGTCCCAATTCTCGCGCAGCAGCAGCGCCTCATGGCCGGGGACGTTGAGCGAGCGGTGATACGCCAGCCAGCGCAGGCCGGTACTCTTCCCTGGACCCGCCCGTCCGCCCCAGAGCAGATAGCCGCCCTCGTTCGCGGCTTCGTAGAGCGGGACCTGTGAGGGCAGCGGGACGTGCCAGCAGTAGGTGCCGAGTTTCTTGACGCCGATCGCCGTCGCTTGCGCCTTCGTGTGGACGATCGTAAACAGCGCCGCGGCGGTCTGCCGGGGATAGCACGCGGGGCACAGCCAACAGCGAAGCTGTTCAACCGTCGCAATGACGAGTGACCGCTGACACCACGCACAGGTGGCCACGGCGTGCGGCGTCCCCGGTGGATCCGTGTCGAGATGGGCGGTAGGCACCATCTAGTGCTGAATCTCCCCGATCCGCGTGCCCGTGAGAAACCGATCCGGGGTCATCGGCATGCCGTGCTTCAAGTCCTGATGGATCTGCATGCCCGCGATGGCGTTGGTCGCGGCCTGATCCGGATCACGATCAACCCCAATACTCTGATAGCCGCAGTCGGGACAAATCACCAGCGCCTTCATTAGTCGATCACCGTCGTGGTGACCCAAATGAAAATCGAGCCCTGCGACAGATTCGTCACGGTGCCGTTCCCGATGTTGCCGGTGCCACTCGTCAGCCGCAGGACGAGCGCCTGTGTGCCGCTCGAGAACGTCCCGCCCTGAATCGCCGCGGCGCGGGTCATGAGCGTCCCCAGTTCGGCGTCGGCATCGCCAAAGAAGCCCGCGGCGGCATCGGCATCGAACGACGCCAGATACTCCGCGCCGCCCGCGCCTTTGCCAACGATGAACGAGAGCGTCGAGGTGGTACACGTCGCGGCACACGCAAACGTGGTCACCAGTTGTGCCGTCACGTTCGTGGTCCACACATTGGCCGCCGGCAGCGTGCCGATCGTGAGATCGCACGTCACCGCGGCACAGACAAACGCCGTGGGGCCGACATTGACTTTGTAGACCTGGGTCCGGATCGTGCCCGGGCTGGTAATCGTCAGGCCCGTCGCGCTGCCCGCCGTGATTTGCGCTGCGGAGGACACCACGGCGGGCGCCGTCACCAGCCCCGCCTTGGACACCGAGAACAGGTTCGTCGTCCCCGCCGCCCCGCCGAAGATCTGGAGCGCCATCGACGTCGCCGCACTGGCCGTATCCGTGATCACCGCTTTCCAGTGCGTGAAGGCCACCGCGCCGTTGTTCCACGTCACCGTGGAGGTCAGCGCCTGCGCATCCGTCGTCCGGGTCCCCTGCGCAATCGAGACCGACGTCGGCGTGAGCGTCCCGCCCCCGACCGTCACCAGGAGCTGCCCGCTGCTATCGGTCCGCCCCCGCAACTGCCCCATCGGCGTCAACGGTCCCTGCGTCCCCGAATACGCGCCCGCCGACGTCATCAACGCGCCGTTACTGTCGGTACGCCCCGCCAGATTGAACAAGGGGGTCAGCGGCCCCTGCGCCACCAGCGCGCCCGCTACGAGGAAGGCGAAGAGAGCCGCGAGGACCAGCTTGCGCATGCCGTCAGGGTGCGCCGAAACCGCTCAGATGTCAAGAATCTGACGCGAGGTGTCAACGTTCCACGTGGAACGTCAACCGTTCGACAGGTCGCGATTCCTCCAGAACGTAAACGAGCATGGTGTGGACCACCCAGTCGGTTCACCCGTCCAGCGGTCCCACCGAATCGCCACAGTGCCATCCGCGTCCGGCGGCGTGTAGTCGTGCAGCAGCAACGTCCGGTCGGTGAACCACTGGTAGCGGAGAATCCCTAGCTCCACCATCGCGAGCGGATTCATGAGATGCCGACCGTCTCGTACGCGGTCCTCGCTCACTGCGCCCCCAACCACTCCTGATACGCCCGCCACGCTACCGATTCCAGTTCGGTGGCCGAGGCCGTCCGCGGTAAACGCCTGACAGCTTGCGCTAAATACTGACGCAACGGCCACGATACCTGCGGCTCAACGTCGACTAACTGCCGCATAATCCGCCGCGCGAACTCGTTTGGCGTCTCTTCGTCCCACTGGACGCCGCGATTCGCTAGCGTCATTGTGTTTCCTCTTCCGGATGGTCCCGCAGATACGCCTGCCGCTCCGCGATCCGCTGCGCCTGCTCGCGAGGTGTCTCTGGGCGATTCGCGGCGCCGTGGACCGCTGCTACCAGCCGCTCAAGCCCTTCCCTCACCGTGGTTACCCGTGGCTCCAACGGCTGACTCAGCTCCAGCATCGTCGCCACCGGCCCTCCCAAGTAGAGCTTCAGCGCATTCTCCACCAGCAACGCCACCGTCCGCTGCTCCTCGATAGCCCGCAACCGGACCCGCTGCCAGACCTCTTCCTCAATCCCAACGAGCACCTTTTTCACCGCCATACCCGCACAGTTTAACATGGTTACTAAATAGGGCTAACTTGTTTAACTCCGCCCAATCCGTTTCTGGGTTCTCCGCTGACCCTAGGGGGCCACCACCACCCCGTCGGGTCCCCTCTTCGGGATCGCGCGCCGAAAGGCAGGGGAGGGGTCTGGATGGGTGTGAGGGGTCGGCCTAGAGCTGCCCACGCGCCAGCCGGCGGCCCTACGCGGCGCTCTGCTGTGCGTACGCTGTGTGTTGACTAGCTAGTGGTGTGCCGTGCTAAGCTACGTATGCGCTTGCACTTACAGGGAGTGTCTAGGGTAACGTAAGAACGCTTATCAGAACCAGCCCTTATCCTTAGCGATTCTTCTCACCTTCGCCTACGCTCGTGATTTGAGGGGGCGAAAGTCCCACGTTCACCTGCACCTGCGCCGCTCCACCGACAATTATTGTCAGCCCTCCCGCCTGCTCCGCCTGAAGCACGCTAACTCCTTGCAGGGCTTTAATTAGGTCGCTTGCTGTGCCCTTATGGCGGACCTTTTGAGCCATGCCAAGTGCCTGTCCGCGGAAATATGCTCCGGCTTCGACGGTGGTGTCCTGGCATTGGCTGAGCCATCGGGAGATGGTGGCTTGGTCACAGTTAAGCCTGTGAGCGATTTGGACTTGTGTGAGGCCGTCGGCGTGATAGCGGAGGGCAAAGGCTTTATCGGCGTCGGTGAGGCGTTTGACGGGCTTGGTATGCGTCTGAGCGGGGTGTTCTAGGGTGAGCTTGAGGGTCTCGCTCATGAGGGAGAGGATAGCACGGACGAACGTTGGTGTGCGCGTTCGTGGTGTCTCTCTAGTATGGGGCTGGTCTACTACTAAGGACAGCGTAAAAAGTCTAACGTTTTGACGCGAATTGGGCACCCGGACGTCACTCGACACGTTGCCGTACCGCATCGACGGCCAGTGGTGGCGCGATAGGATGCCTAGTGAGCGGGAGGCCCGCTTCTACCTCTAAGGCTGCAAGGTGCCCCCTCAGCATCACAGCAGCCCACCCGCCACCACTGAAGTACCCACCTTGTTCGTCTCTCGCGTAGGCATCCTCGCCCCACTGGAGCCATTGGCGAATTGCTTTCACTACATCGGCCGTCTCTGGAGCCGGGGTCTCTCTGACTACTACGCGCAACGACCGTACCCGAGGCTCTGGAAACGTCATCCCGTGCGCGCCTGAGAAGTGCGACTTGCACTCATCAACCGTCAGCATCCAGAACGGCGGAGCATCGAACGGGCAGTGCCAGCACGGGATAGGACGACAGTCAGCGCTGAGATACATCACTAGCCTTTCGTATCGGTCGGTGCGTGTTGCGGTGTTTGCCCCTCGTCAAGCTCCCCAGAACGCGCTAACGCGTCGTCCAGTTGCTTCCTGAGCCCCGCGAGCTGTAAGGAGAGAGAGGTCACCGCAAGACGAAGAGACGAAAGATCTTGCGCGGATTCCGTTGCGCCCTGTTCCATCGGCGTTGCCCCCGCGTTCGCCCACGTGGCTGGTTCGATCAAAGGCCCGGCGACATCACAGGCCGCGTGCAGCTTGTAGATCGGACACTCGTCGGCGTGCAGCTTTGTGCCCTCATCGCCCAATGGATCACGGTAGCGGCAGACCGTGCAGATGAATACCTGACGGCGCTCGTTGAAGTCCACCGCGTTGCCGATGATCACCATCGCGGCGTTCACGAGGCCGCGCAGGGCGGCCTGCTGCGGCTTCGGTGGGAACACGATACCGGCGCCTTCGCAGCGGTCACAATACGCGGGCTTGACGTTGAGATGCGCGCACGATGGACACGGAGTACTTGTCATTCGGAGCCTTTCGCGTGCCGCTTACCGCAGACCTGACAAATAGACGGCTGTGACGGATCGTGTTCGTATCCACCAACGAAGTCGTGCGACTGCGCGGCGCCGTCTGGTTGCGGACGTCGCGGAGATCCAATCGGTCCAGATGCGGCAGATCCGACGCTGGCGCGTAACCGTACGTTCTCCTGTTGTGCCTCCTGGAGCTGTAAGGAGAGACGGGAGACCTCAGCCTGTAGCCGTTCTCTCTCACGGCCCCATTCCTGAGCTCGCAACCTCGTCCACTCACGTTCGTTCTCCACGTCCTCCCGTGCGGGGATCCGCGTCTCCTGAACCGATGATGCGAGTTCCGCAGCCGCATGCCGTGCATCACAGTGGCCCATCTGATAGGCACGCTCCACGGACGTGATGCCCGCGAGCGTTGGCGTGCTCGGCAGATTCATGATCTGCTGGTGCAGGGTTGTCGGCTCGTCCTTCGACGGAGGGGGAGAGGACGACGACGAAGGCGTATGCGCGGACTCCGGTGCGCCCATCGCGGAGGGCGTTGCCCCCGCGGGGTCGATCATTGCTAGTTCGCGCAGCGTGCCGACCTCAGCGACCGTGGCTTCAATGCGACCGGCAACGGCCCGCAGTTGTTCACTGACAAAGCGGCGATCCGCCCAGTGCGAAATGTCGGAGCCGTGCGTATCAAGTTTCTCAGCCCACTGGCGAAGCCGGTCAGAGTCCAGCATCGTGATCGCCAATCCAAGATCGTCCCGTGTCTTCCGTCTCATCATCGCTCGCAGCCTTTCATCGGTTGACGCGGAGATCCTGTCCGTCCCATAGATGACCGCACGCTAGCGCGCCTCGGTCTTCTCTTCGTCTTCGTCGATCCTTTGTCGGGTGACCCGGAGACTAGACGAAGACGATTGATCCGCGGAGCCGATCGCCGGTGTGCCTACCGACGACTGGACACGCGCGGGGACGGCCTTGCCTTTCTCCGACTGCGCCTTATAGAGCGCGTCCACCTTCGCGATAAGCAGCATCGTCGCGGCCTGCCACCGGCCCGCATTCATCGCCGCGAAGAGATCCTCCTCATAGTTCGAGAGACTTGGCAGCCGCCCAGCCATCCGTAAGCCGCCGACGTCCAGCGTCCGCACCTCAGAATCAGTCGGCATGGACGCCTCCGCCATACACCACGTTAGATGCGGATGGCCGTGACGTGCCGACTTCCGATTCAGCGATCCGCACCGGCATTCTTGCTTTTCTCGCATCGTCTCAATCCTTTCCCGTGATGGCTGCGGGTTGCGGCGGTGGATCAACGTCCACCATCTCAGATCGCGTCAAAGCGTCGATCCTTTGTCGGGTGACCCGGAGACGGGCGGCGGCGAGATCGGCCGCACACTCGAGATAGCCTTCAGCATTGCGCGGCTTCAACTGTCCCGTGTAGTAGTCACCACGTTTGCGCCATTTGGCTTCCAACGTCTCGATCGCCTCGTCTTGTGCCGTCGTCAGGGCGGCGATGGCGGATTCGGCTTGCTCGGCTCGGATTAACTGACACTTCCCGCAAATGGTTCCATTCGGGATGCCTGGATGCTGACCGCAGCCGTCTCTCTCTTTCGCTTGAAAAGCAAGAGCCTCTTCCAACGTCTCAATCCCCATGTGCAGCAATTCGCACCGAGTCTTCAACGTGGCGATCTCCTGCTCCTTGGCGGCGAGGGCGGACGTAAGTTGTGCAATCAGAGCCGACGAAGAGTCATGCGCGGACTCCCCCTGTGCTTCCGCCACCAGCGTTGCCCCCGCGTCCTCCATCTGCTGTCCTTCGTCGCCGGAATCGAGCAGCACCATGCCGCCTTGCCCCATCAGGTTGCCGCTGCGATACGCCCCATGAACGCCCCAATCGTCAGGGCCGACCGCGGCGTAAGTGATGGAGCCTTCGAGCGAATCACCTTCGCTGATTGAGTCGGCCATGTGCCGAAGGTGCGCCATCAGGTCGTGCGTGCTCATCGCAGGATTTCGCGGCTTCGTCGTCATCGCTCGGTTCCTCTCCGCTGGATCTGGATGTTGTTCCCCCAGATGGCCAAGGCCACACCGAGCGCGATGCGCCAGTCGCTCCAATAGACCAGCAGCATTCCGACCGTGCCAATCACCGCGCCGACCCATAGACGAGCGACGTAATCAGTCATTCGGATCCTCATGGTTGGGGACTTCGCGGAGATCCCGTCGGTCCCGATGCGGTAGACCCTACGCTAGCGCGTAGTAACTCGTGCTCTTTCTGCAAGTTCGAGAGGGCGGCGGAGACGGAGGCGAGCTGATCGGCCCCCGCACGCCAGCCGGATAGCCAGACTTCTCGATAGTCCTCGCGCACATGCGGTGGATCGGGTGCCTGTTCCCGCTGTCGTATCTCCGATACCGTGAGGGACGGCGACGAAAGATTTTGAGCGGACTCCGGTGCGCCCTGAACCAACGGCGTTGCTCCCGCGTCCAGTATCTCGGGTTCTTCGTCCTCGCGGTCGCGCCAAATCATGTCCACCATGTCAGAACTCGTCCATGCTCTTGAGATACACCGTGCGACTCTGGACACTCAACATCCGATCCAGATTCCGCTGATAGCCCACCACAAACTCCGCATCCGTGGACACCGCCCACCAGCTATCACTCGGTCCCTTCGGCTTCGGCTCGAGGAACCGTCCCCCAATGACCGTCCGCTTCTGGTGGCGGATGTTCTCCAACTGTGCCGCACTCCGTCGATAGGCTTGATTCGGTCGTGATCCACCATGCATGTCAAATTCCTTTTTCCGCGATGGGTCGGGCGTCGGTGTCTCGTGGCGGCGTGGCTACCGCGCCGCGCGTCCTGCCCGTCCAGCGAGGGGTGTATTCATCACGCCACCGAGGCACGCGACACCCGATGTCCTCTAACACCTCAAGGTCCCGCCGAATCGTCCGATGATGCACCTTGAACTCCACCGCCAGCGCCTTCACGCTCGGATAGCGCATCCCTTCCACTCGACGCCAAAGAGCTAAGACACGACGCAGCGTGGCGTTGCGACCGGGATTCATTTCAGCAACCTCTCGACCCACCCTAACGCCTGCCCGGTATCAACCTGGTGCGTCGTCACCCGAAGCACCCGCCAGCCCGCCAGCAGCGCCTCCGCGAACTTCTCGCAGTCGTTGGCGACCCCAGCCCCTCGGGTATGCCGGCCAGCCGTCCAGGTCGCCCCGTCCACCTCCACCGCAATCGACTTGTCCGGCCACGCCCAATCAAACCGCCAACGGCGGGTCGGATGAAACCGGAACTCCGCGACCGGCTTCGGCAAGCCCGCGAGCTGCACCTGACGATCGAACGACAACGATCCGCGTCGGCTCATCGTGTCCGCCTCAGCGCCTTCATCTGCATCGAAAACGACGACGCCTTGACGCGCGGGTTACGCACGAGAGGCTTGCGCTTTCTTCTTACCGCGTTGGGGGCTCTTGCTGACCCGCCACGTTGATGACGTAGCCGTGACACGAATCGTGTCTGCTCCACCCTTGCAGTCAGGCGACACCGAGCGATGCAGCGTCGTGATGATGTCTGCGCCGCGGTACACACCTTCGTCGCTACGGACATCGCTGCCGCCTGTGCAGCCACACATACCGCAACGCCAGTCGAATCTCATGACACGTTCTCCCACGGCTTCCAGCCCTGTTCGACCATGCGGGCCTTAATCCATTCGCGCGCTTCCCGTCGTCCCGCTTTCCATCCGCTGCGATACCCTCGGATGTAGTCGTCTGACCGCTTCACGAAGCGCCGTCGCACGCTTCCACCCTTCCGGCCCGCTGCTGAGGCACGGGGATCGCCCTTGATGAAACCCTTCATGACGCCTGCGCCTTCCCGGCGTCAAGTTGCTTTCGGATGTGATGGCGCATCTGACCTTCACAGACCCCGCCGTGCATCACCTTGCACTCGTCAAACCAGTCCGCGCCGGCCGCCCTCGTCACGCGCACGGCATATTCATCCATCCAACGGCCCTGCGTTAAGAACGTCGTCGGGTGGCACCAGTCGGCATACTCCGGCTTGTGCGCGGTGTACGCCGCGACCCCTTTGAGGATCTCCCCAGCACTGGCGATACGTCGCGCCTTCGCATATGCCTTTTGCGCCGCGATCTTCCCAACGCGCCGCGGGTAGGCGTTCCAGAAGTCGTCAAATTCTCGCGTCCGCTCGATCATGAGAACCTCTACCACCCGTTGTGGTTCGCGCGTTTTTCTGTACTGCGACAGACACCCCGGCCATTCCTCTTAGGGATCGTCTCTGCGCCGCCGCGAGCATGCCGGTTCCTCAAACCGAAAGAAGCTCATCGCCCCTCGTCTGTGTGTTTCAACGCCTTCGCGTCGTCCCTGTAAGTTGGGGTTGCAGGCCGGTCGCATTGCCCCACACACAAACCGCTCGTCAGGGTCCTGGCTATCACGGCCAGTCGGTCACACGTTTCAGGGTTTCAACCTGCGGAGTGTTTGCCTTCAGACGCCCGACACATTCCGTCGTCTCTGCGTGGGGGCTGCTCTTGTCATGCGCTCAGCCCTCAGCGCGGTAATGCCTACGCTTTCTTGAACGGGTGGTACCTCGCAGCCACAACGCCGCCAGCGTCACGAATAGCTTTTTTCCTTTGCTTTAGGTCTTTTTGGTAGGTGCGAAAGCACGTCTTACACTTACGACCAGTCTTCCTATGAAACGTGTTCTCTGCCGTGAACTCGTGGCCCTGAGCGCAGTGAGTCCAAGCGGCCCGACCGTTGTAAGTGCGGCCCTTCGCACCACGGTCGTCCATGTTGTCCTGATACGTGCCGGTGAACAGATGGGCAGGATTCACGCACTGCGGGTTATCGCAGTGGTGGCAGACAATCAGCCCGTCTGGAATCGGCTGGCCGTTATGGAGCTCCCACGAGTAACGTGACGCGAGATACCGGCGTCCGTTAGCTATGAATTGGCCGTATCCTTTTGCAGATGTGCGAGAGCCGAGCCATAGCCAGCACGAGTCAGTTTTCTGGACTTTCGTCCAAAATCGTTCTTCCGATGTACGATAGCGATTAGCCATGCCGCCTGCTCCTTCTAGCAGTGGGTGTGGTAGGAGCGCGGAAGGTGTTGAACGCACCAACTGCGCTCCGCTATTATCGCACGTTCGTGTAGAATTACTAAGCATTTATCGCAATTCGAAGCCGTTCAGCGAATGGCCGCGCAGGATCGGCGTCTCCTCTTGCGGCAGTGCGACAATCGCGTACTCGCTGATAATGAATCCGCCCTCGCCCACCTTGACCCACCGCTGGCGGTTGTGGACCGTCAACCCTCGTGGCTTCAGGATGGGTCGCGCTTCGCTACAGGCAGTTCTCCACGCGTACTTCCCGCCAGGTCCCTGGAGCGCCGCACCGTCGACGTAGACGCCACGGCCTTGACGTTCTAGAAAGGCGATGACACGTTCGGCGCGGTTCATGGCTTAGCCTTCGTCCGCTTTCGAGTTTTAGGCGATGGCCTGCCATCGGCGTGATTGACCATGTTGCGTTCCCACCGGCCGCAACAGCCACGACACCACGCGACGTGACCGGGATTCCGCCAGCCGCATTTACAGATCCAGAGCCTCATCGGTGATCCTTCTCCGGGGCCAACACCCCCGGCCAAATCTCTCGAGCCACTTCCACCCACCGCGGCCCACGACGCTCCAGAAACGCCAAGGGTCCATCCGCCTTCTCTGGGCTCAGATAGAGCACCTTGCGGTCCCCTGAGTGCAACGAGCCCGCCCCCTGGTGACAACAGACACGCACCATCAGAGGCGCGCGGGAGCGGATCGTTTGCGGATCCCCGCCCATGCCCTTGTGCGTGAGGTGGCCGACTTCCGGCCGGGACCGCCGGCACAATTCCTTGGTCTCTGGCGTCAGGTGCGGCCAGCGGCAGTGCCCGTCCCGTTTCCGGACCTTGGCCTTCTCGGCGTCCTCGCGGTGGTCCGCTTTCATTTTTCGGACGATGCGGGCCAGCTTGGCCGCTCCGCGTGACGGCTTCGCGCCGACACAGACTAACGGAAAGCGATAGCCAGGAACGTAGGCGTCCATTACCGCTTCAACTCACGCTGAATACGTGCCTGCGTCTCCCGCTGGAGCTCGGTCGCTTCCCTACCTCGGAACACCGGCTCCAACGGCTCGGCGTCAATGGGCCACGGGTCGGTCTCCGCGCCGCACTCTGGACAGGGATTGCCGGTCACCATGTCGTCGCACATGGGGCAGAAACGTTTCTTCATGGCGATCCTCTCTCGGTAGAACTGGCGGATCATCTAACTGGCCTTCCGCTGGTGAAGTTCCGCCTTAACCAGTTCCCGGCATCGCTCCGAACAGAACGCGCCCACGCGCGCCAAGGTGCAGACGAAATACATCGTCTTGCCGCATCCGGACCGCTCGCACATCTCCCCGCGGCGCTCGCGGCCGTCTTGTCGGTTATACGGATCGCGGTAGACGTCGCTCACGCTGCGGCGCCCTTCTCGCGGCGCATCGTTCCGCGCGCATCACGCTTCGCCTCTCGGAGTGCGGCGCGCTCGCGTTCCTTTTGCACGTCCTCGCCTTGTTCCTCGAACGTCAGCCCGCCGAACTCCTGCCAGAACAGCCTGACGTCGTCGACGAACTTGCAGAAGCGGCTCACCTTCATGCCGGACGTGCGCCGGACCACCTCAAACTCGATCATTTCGCCCGTGGCCGGGTTAATACGGCTGATCGTCTCCGTCGTGAACCGCGCACACATCTCGTCGTGGATGTCCTCTTTCGATTGCCCGGTGTAGTCGTGGACCACGTTGTAGACCGGACCCCAGAGGTAGCGATTCGCGGCGCTCGACCGCTTGGCTTCCTCCGTCTCGATCGTGAGCGTTGCGTCGCACGTCGGCCACGTCTTGAGGGCCGCATCGAGCGCCTTCCGGTCAACGTCGATCCGGCCCTTGTGGACCTTCACGCTGATGGCGAACGAGAAGCCCTTAGCCATCTACGCTGACCGCCCCTCGGCTCTGGCGATAGCTCGGTCGATCCGCGCACGGGCTGACGCTGGGATAGCTGAGCGCCGACGGTCTTTCCGACAATCGTTATCGGCGTCCCGCACCATCACGAGCGCGTCGTACAGGTCCTCAGCGAACGTTTGGATATGGCCGGCGATCCAGTTCTGCTCCTGGTCCTCAAGCGGATCGCGCATCGCCATCGATTCGGCCATGTAGCGGACGACGCCAGCGCCCAGCGGATAGTCGGTGTCAGCCATCTATGCCGCCACGCCGGCCGACGCCAGCACCTTCTCGACTTCGGCATCCACTTCAGACAGGAACAACGTGACGGCCAGCTCGTAGGCGACGAGGTCCAGATCGGCTCGGTGGATACGCACACGGACCAGCTCCAACTCCGGCTTGAAGCGGTCATCGAACGAGCAGAGGTCGCACCACTCCGCGCCGGTCAGCCAGATCGCATGGAGCGCCTGCCCGAAATACTCTTGTCGGAGCGTGTCCGGCGATAGGAAGTAGTCCAGATGGGTCTGCGACTTCGGCGCCTTCAACTCCACAATGCCCGCGAAGCTGCCTACCTGCCCGTCAGGCGAGCAGCCCGCTTTCAAGGTGTTGTGCGACACAAAGCCGACGCTGTGCGCCACCAGCCCCGTCAGGGCCTCGTAGGCGGCAAACGCCTGCGGCTCGAGATCAGCCCCACGCTGCATGTAGTGCGGCAGGAACGGCACGTCATCCACACCCAGCCCGGTCAGCCGTTCGCAGACCAACCGCTTGCGGAGGTCACGACGGACGGCCAGTTCCCCGGTCCCGCGCTTCCGCTCCTGAATGACCGCGCCGGCACAGGAGCCCGTCAGCAGCCCAACACGAAGGGCGAACCACTCAGGACTCCGTTGGGCGACTTGGTGCGTGATAAAGCTCATCGCACGGCCTCCGCGCGCGTCTTGATCTTCGCCCAGCCCTTCGGGTTGGTTTTCGTCAGGTGCTTCCTGAACGGGCCGGGGGAGGCATCCCACGCCGCCTGGAGCTTCGCGCTCCCCTCGTCGGCGGTCGCCTCCATATCTTCCAGCCACGCGACGTAGCCGTCAGGGCCGGCTGGGAGGTTGATCTGGTCGGTCTTTTCGCCGTCGTCGTCCTGACCGCGGCTCGTGATGTTCAGGAGGTCGATCGTGGTGTAGCGATGGCCGTAAGACACCGCCGACCCAAGCCCCTGGATAGCGTTCTTGCTGCCAGATTCGTCAGCCGCGGTCTGGAACTCCGACGTCCTGGCGTGGCCTTCGTTGTGGGTCAGGATGCCGATCACCTTCACCATCTTCGGCCCCGGCCATTCCGTGCGAAAGCTGAGCGTGAACCCGTGCGCTTTGAGAATCGGCCGGATAACCTTCTGAATGTCCTCGTTCTTCGCGTAGCGGCTCTGCACGCCGCCGTCTTTGTTCTTGATCGCCCCGCGCTCGGTGATCTCGGGAATCTTCGGCTGCATCTCGGCAAAAGCCACATTGAACGCTGCCTCCGCGTTGCGGTCGAGTACCCGTTCCTGCATGGCGATCAGCCGCTCAAGCTTGTCCACGTTGACGTCTGGATTGCTGGCAAGCCGTTCGATCATCCGGGCCATCTCGGACTCTGGCGCGACGACGGCCGGTACTGTGGAGCCCTCCGGCGCCGTCTTCAGGTCGACGACGAGCGAAGGCTGTTGCGCAGTAGCTGCTGACATCTAAACCTCTTCCCCTGTGATATGTGACGCCATCCGCACCCAACGGACGACGCGATCCCGGCCGTACTGATCGATCAACCCGTAGAGCCCGTCCGGGCCGTGGCCGGTGTCGGTGACCCAGCCCATGACCGTCTGCGCGTCGTGGCGCTGCACCAGGGCCAGGATCGCGTCCATCGCCATCAGACGCTCCCACTGCTCTGGGGTGGGCGGATCGAAGGTCGGGGCGGCACCTATCTGCGGATCGCGGGGATCGTGAAGTTCGCCAGCCATCACCGGACCTGTGCCACTGGCGTGGCTACCGCGTCGGCGGGTGTGCCCTCATCCGACGTCGGCAAGAGACGATCGCAAATGGCTTCAATCCACGCGTCCTGCAACATCTGGAACTCGGCCACCGTGTCTGAGTTGTCATCCCGGTCGATGTTGAAACCCATCGTCCGAGATGTCGGACCGTTGAGACCGAGATGCCCGAAGTAGTAGTAACTGCCAAGCAACTGCCCAATGACGCAACGAAAACAACTACCGAGATGAAGATTTCCCGTGTCAATGCGGCTGGCCCATCCCGGCGTGACCTGATCGAGATGCGCGGCGCCCTTGGCGACTCGTTCACGTGCGTCTTGAAATGTCATGCGTTGTTCCTTTTCTCTACGCGATGGGTCGTTCCGTGGTCGCCTCGACCGGCGTTGCGACCGCGTCGGCGGACACTTGCTCATCGACCGGCTCGTAGGTCGCTGCGAAGATGTCCGGCTTGCAGGGGTAGTACTCGCCCTTCACGCCTCGGATCACCCAGTCGCCCGGAGTTGCTTCAAATCGGCCCTCCAATGTCTCGATGAAATACTTGCCGTCCCATGCACACGCCGCATTGGGGCCGCAGCTTTCGTGGAACTGAACGACACCGAACGGCCACTGCCACGGCTCATTCGGAAGGAACTGTTCTGCGTCAATCACGACCGGTTTCTTTCTGAACTTCATAGATGCTCCTAGCCTTTCGTTGCGGTGGACGCGGTAAGAAGAAACACGGAGCCTTCTCGGTGCGCCCCGCGCGCTAAAACCAGTTTTTGATTTCGTATCGGCGTATATAGAACACCGTGAACGCCCAGACCGTCAGGACCAGGCCTGTCCACTCTTGCCAGTTCATCGGCCACACCGTTCCTGATCGGCGGCGTCTAAGGCGGCGCCCCCTCGGACTATGATCAACACCGCACAGGTGAGGAAGCCCAGTACCACGCCGATGACGAGTCCGCAGGCGACGAGCAGGATGGACATCATTGCGTCACCATCATCCAAGCCCCAGCAATCACCAAGCTCACCAGGATCAGGGCCACGGACACCACGAACAGGGCCGCGATCCAATCCCACCGGCTCACATCGGCTTCGGTCATGCCCATGTCCTGTGCGTTTCAGCGATGTGTTCCTGACCGTCGTATTCGCTGATTTCGTAGTCCGTGCCGTCCGGTATCTCCACGACGCTCAGTTCCGCATGAGGACCGTTGGCCGCGTCTCCGAGTTCTTCCACCACGCGAATCACGAGCGGATGCGTGCGGTTCTCTCGCGTCCATCCGTCCCAATACCGCTGCGCGATCCCGGCCTTGCCCTTGTACTTGTGGTAGATGTCGGTAAGGCTGCTCTCGCCTTCGGGTGTCAACTCCCGGTCAAAGATGACTTCGCCCTCATTGGCTGGCTGCGGCTTATATAGACGCGTCTTTTGGTCGCGCTCCTGCTCGATGTACTTGCGCACCGGCACGCCGTACTCCGCGAGCTTTTCGTACGCTGCATCGCTCAGGCCGAAACCGCCGAAACACTTGTTGATCACGACCTTCATGCGCGCCTCCGGTCACGGTCGTACGTCTCGCTCCACTGCTCGTAACTCAGCACCTTGCGGGATGAACCACGAACCGTCGATGCGGGTTGCGGAGTCACAATGCTCACCGCCTGTCCCTTCGCGTCAAACGTTCTTCGTGGTCCGTCGTACTTCTCTAACTTCAAAAGCCGATCTCTGAGATCAGAATGGTTCGGGGTCCTCACACGGGTGAGATGCACGAAGAACGCTTTGACGCGCGTGGTCATCCTGTGATCTTCTCACCGACTGGATCTACCACGTCCACCGACACAGGCTCACCGTTCGCCCACTTCTCGGAGATGCGGGCATGGCCTGCCAGTGCCTCGGTTTCCGTGCTATAGCGATCGGAGTCCATCTCTCCAAACGACGTAACCTTGCCGTCCTTGTCGCACGGGAACACCATCGTCTCGAAGATGAGCGGCGGGCCAGAACCGAAGGCGTGATTCAGGCCCAGCCAAACCGTGCTCACCCAATAACCAGACGGGAGGATCGTTTCGGCCACGCGCGCCTCGTCTATGCCGCCCTCAAGGCGGTTGGCCCACTGCTTCAGCGTCATTGGATTGCCTTGACGGTCGTAGTACTCACTCATGCGATCAACCTCTGTCCGTGGCTGCGTGGATGTGAGCGGGCGGTACGTCAGGACTCCCAGAGCGCGTCGAATCGTCGTCTCCGAACTCACGCACAAGGCAGTCGTTGCAGATCCCGTGGGAAGCCGTCGCGTTCCGAGGATCGTTGCGGTCCCACGTTGGGCACCACGCGCAGATCGTTAAGAGGACATCGCCGGGCTTGGAGAGGATGGTCATGACTAGATAGGCCAGAAACAGCCGAGCACCCAATACATCGGGTCACTCGTCGTGAGGTTCTTGCAGGGGTCCGTTATGACCACCTCGTCGTCAGCGCGGGCCACCGTCGCCCCAACGGTGCCAAGGATGCCGATGGTCACCACGGCCACGAGGACCCGCTTGACCTTGGTCGGCCGATACGCCGCGAGATGCGCGATGAGCACCGCGAGCGCCATGGACACCGACAAGCCCCCAGCCGTCGCCAGCGCATCCGGCCACACCGAGACGATCACCATCGCGGTCATGCCGTCTTTCTCCAGTCGGGAATCAGATCCGCGATTTTCTTGGCACCGAGCACCGCCGCGCCACGGATAAGGGCGAGGTCCTCCGGCGCGATCACCGCCGCCCCGAGGCGTGCGGCGCGACGCCGGAGGAAGGACACGTGAAACCCCATCGGGAGGAACGAGAGCCGATAGGCGTTAAGGGGTTCCGTGCCGGCAAGCTGACGGGAGAGTTGCTGTTCGCTTGAGAGCCCCATCTCAATCGCGGCGGCCTTCTGGCTGATCCCGCTGTCGGCCAGTGCCCCCACGATGTCCTGCGCGTAGGCGCGGGAGTCCTCCGTATGGCCGGTCCACGCGGCGAAGAGGCCGCCCATCATCGGGCGACCCCCGCAAGCGTCTTGTAGGTACGAACCGGACGGGCCTGGAGTAGAGTCGCTCCCGTGACGAGATCAGGCTGGACAGGCGCGGCGGGTTGGGTTACTGTGGCGCATCGCTCACGCGATGCCCGCCGACAGAAATTCCCAAGGAAATCGGTAACTTTGCAAACCGCAAAGTAAACCGACCATACATTATCGGAACCCGCATCAATCGCCAGCAATTCCGCCGTCCGCGTTGTAGGACAGACACTCATACTACGCAACCTTCGCAATTTCGGCGATCGTCTCGATCGGCACATTCGTGGTTTTCGCCAGCCGCAGCACGACGTCAAGTGAGGCGCGGCGTTTGCCCCCGAGGATGTTGCACAGGTGGGATCTGCTGATTCCACACAACTTAGCGAGAGCGCCCTGGTTGGTCCCCGTCGCGTCTTGCCATGCTTCGACTGAGGAAAAGGCGCGTTTTGGACGGCGATAATTCATGTGACCTCAGAGAAAGTCGTAACGTGTGACGATATTACGCCTTTTGCCGAAGTTTGCAAGCCCAAACAAGCCTCAAAGTAAGAAAAACTCTAACTTACAGATTTCATTGGACTTACGTGTTTCGTCCAGCAACAATGTAGGACTAAGACTGCGAGTGAAGGACGCCATGACGACGCGCCACGAGAACGCCGCCGCTCGCGTGCGACGACGCATCGCAGAGTGGGCGAAAAGCGAAGGTCACGGGAGCCGGAAGCGGCTGGCGGATGCCGTCAAGGGTCTCTACGGGAAAGCCCGGTCCGCCTCATGGGTCACGGACCTCATCGACGGTCCAGACCATGGCGGACAGGATTTGCGCCTCCGCGATCTCGACGCCGTCGCGGAGGTGATGGGGATTCCACCCGGCGATCTGGTCCGACGCGACGACAACATGTACGCGGAAGTCACCCCGTCAGAGCTTCGGATTCTCCGTTTTCATCGGTCGCTCCCAGATGTGACGCGTCATCACATGATGGGCTACTTCGATTACATCTATAATCTGCAACAGCGGGCGCTGGAGAGTCAGGCGCGGGACCGCGACGAACGCACGGCGGAAGCGAAGCGCCAGCGCGCTCGGGATCAACAGACACGCAAGCGTCCGCCCGCGTAGGACGAACACTGATTGACAGCGAGCCGTACACTGCTTGGTATGCGATCCCATCTTGCGCATCTCGCCTTGTTCGTCGCCCTATGGTCCACCGCCGGCGCGGTCCTCTGGGTACGATGGGTGCCGTGCCCACAGCGCGACTGTCTCAGGACATCGATTTCACAGGTGCCGTGAACGGCGGGCGAGATGGAAGAAACCGACCTTAGCCAGAGATGCGCTCTTGACTATCTCGCGATAATCATTTACTGTCTCTCCTAGCCGCCGTGGCGTAGGTGAGGGATACTTCTTTTGGAGAACGGAAGCGGGCCGAAAGGCAGCGCACGAAAACCCCTCATCGTTTGTTCCCGGTGGCCTTCTCTCTCTCGCCGTGGCGTAGATTGCGGTTACTTCATTGCTTATGAACGCCCGCAAGGGCATTTCCGCAGTCGCTTGTTCCCGGCGAGGTTCTTTAGGAGGCAGCATGGCGCGCATAAATGTCGGATCGTCGGCGTTTGCAGGGACCACGCACGAAGGTGCGCCCGCACGTGCGTTGACGTCCGAGCAGGAATTGCGGCGCTCCGTGCTGGCCTGCCTGCTCTGGGAGGACGGCTTTTACGAGTCCGGCAAGTCTGTCGCGGATCGTATCGCGGCACTCGTGCCCACCGTGGCGCCGGAACGTGTCGCCGCACTCGCCATTGAAGCCAGTTCGCAGATGCACCTCCGGCATACGCCGCTGTTCCTTGTGCGCGAGATGGCGCGGCACGTCTCGCATCGGCCTTTCGTCCGAGCCACGCTGGCGGCCGTCATTCAGCGCGCTGACGAACTCACGGAGTTCTTGGCGATCTATTGGGGTGGTGGCGATAAGCGCAAGGCGAAAAACCGGCCGCTGCCGAAGTCTGTGCAGCGTGGACTAGCTGACGCCTTCGCCAAGTTCAACGGCTACCAGCTCGCCAAGTACAACCGGGACGCGCCGATCACGCTGCGCGATGCGCTGTTCCTCTCGCATGCGGAACCGAAGGACGATGCGCAGGCGGCGATCTGGAAGCAACTGATTGGGGGGACCCTGCCGGCGCCGGACACGTGGGAAGTCGCCATCACGGCAGCGGGCAAGGACGCGGCGAAAAAGCGCGCCGAGTGGACGCGCCTCTTGACCGAGCGGAAACTCGGCGGGTTCGCGCTGATCCGCAATCTGCGGAACTTGCAGGGCTGCAAGGTGGCCGATGCACTCATCCGCTCCGCACTCACCGACATGAAGCCGGATCGGATTCTGCCGTTCCGGTTCTTGGCAGCGGTTCGCCACGCACCGACGTTTGCGGCTGAACTGGAATCGGCCATGTTCAAGAACCTTGCCGACCAGCCGCATTTCGACGGCATGACCGTGGTGCTCGTGGACGGGTCCGCGTCCATGAATGCGGCGCTATCGGCCAAGTCCGATATGACGCGGCACGATGCGGCGCTCGGTGTCGCCATCGCGGCGCGCGAGTTGTCGGAGTCCTGCCGCGTGTTCGCCTACTCATCGCGGATGGTGGAGGTTCCGGCCTACCGTGGGCTGGCGCTCAGCGCCGCGATTCTCGGCGCGGTCCCTGCGCAGTCCACCTTGCTTGGCGCGGCCGTGCGGTGGCTGAATACGAACGTGGAGTACCGCCGACTGATTGTTATTACAGACGAACAGTCGCACGATCCGGTCCCTGGCCCGAACGGGCGCGGCTACGTCATCAACGTGGCGATGAGCAAGCCGGGTATCGGCTACGGACCGTGGAACCACATCGATGGATGGAGCGACCGCGTCCTCGACTTCGTCTGGGCGGACGAGTCCGAGCGTGCCTGATTACATCCTTCGGGACATCGACAAGAAACTCTGGAAGCAATTCAAGGAGCGGGCGGCTGTAGAGGGTCGCTCGCTCCGGTGGGTGATCATTGAGATGATTAAACACTACGTCACGCACGGCCTGCGCGCATCGGACGGCGGGTAAGAGGCGCAGACACCGACCTTCGCAACCGGGGCAGTTGCGGCCCAGCTCAGGTCTGCTCCGTCTTACCCGCCGAAAGGCGTGTTATCCTTCTGACGCTCTCTGCACGGGTCGTGGCCACACGGCGATGCAGGTGAAACCTGGTGCTGTTGCAACGGTGTCAGCGGAAACCAGAAGCCAAAACCCTCCGTGAAATCCTTCAATGGATAATCGGCGGTACCCAACCAGAGAGCACTTTCGACCATTGGGGTAAACTACGTAACGGCGCGCACGGGCGCGGTCGGTGTAGGGCCTGAATCCGCACCGGCCGTCCCCTCTTTCCACGCGAAAATCTTCGCGCAGCACGGACAGAGATAGACCCCGTCCGATAACCGCTCCGGTACTTGCGCGCTCCGACAGTGCGGACAGTCGGGGGTCACACGCTCCCCGACGCAAGCGGGAACTTTTTCTCCAGCCCAGAGAACACGGTCCCGAAGTCCTTCACCAGCCCGACGCCCGCAATGACGGCTGCGAGGATGACGGCCGGCTCCACCATCCCCCAGAAGTCCGCGTGTGGAATCACCTTCGACGTCATGCCGCCGGCCGCGAGCGAGCCACCGAGCGAGACGCAGAACGTGTTCCCGGCGCGGACGAAGATCGCCACTAGCGGAGAGATGATCGTCACCGCTAGGTTCGGCTGATCGTGCGGGGTTGTCGCGGTCACGTTTCGCGTGACACCATCGCCCGTGCCGATCAGCGTCACGGCCACTGGCGGCATCACTTCGGTGACGGTCTTGGCGTCAGTGGTCACAGGACACCCGCGGCGATGTCGCGGATCTGCCGCACGGCGGCCTCGAGCTCCGCCACGCGCGCCTCACACTGCCCGCCGGGGCCGGGGCCGGTGCCGGGCGTGCCCGGCAGGACCACACCACGCACGTCGATGTAGGTGCCGCCGGCATTCGGGTGCGCGTCCCAGATCGGGACCGCCTGTCCTTCCGCGTCACGCAGCGTATCGACCCAGACATCACCGAGCACCCCGCGCCCGATCACGTCCATGCTCACGAACACGTTGAGCGGTGGAATCAGGACGTGCGCCCCGCCCGGCTTTTCGTAGAGCAGGGTGCCGGTCTGCTGGGCGAGATCCACGAGAAATTCCCAATGGCGCGATCCGAGGGGGGTCGGGTACTTTGCACGCACACGCTGATTGATGGCGAGATAGTCAGTCACAGGAGGCTCCACTGGAGGAATAGGGGGTTCAGGTTTCGGCGGTTGCGTGATCGGTGGCTCGGACGACAACGCATTCAGTTCGGCCCTCGTCGGCCACAGGAACACCGTGCGGCCCTCACCGCACAGCCACGACGC